CCCAGTTAAGAGCCTTCAGGCTCTACGGTCTTATGTAACCTTATTCAGGTTATCATAAACGGCAGATTCATACTGCCGCCCATCGAATCCGCCTTGAAGAGCGGAGTCAACTGGCAAATTGTCCCAATAGGAACAATATGCTCGCTTCTTCTTCCATTGGGCCTTCCCGTTAGCTATACGGAGAGGTAATCCGGAAGATAGAGCCATGCCGGACAAAAATGCTATTAATAGCCCAGAAGGGTTATAGATGCGTCGTTTGGCGTCAGAGGTGTAACCTCGTCTGCCATAGATAAATCCATTTCCAATCTGGGTGTACATAGCAACATTGACATACTTTTGGTAAAGTATGCTCTGCGTGTTTTTACACACGCGTTTTGTCCTTACGAGACGCAGAGGTGTCCTTATACCGCTACTGGGATCTTCCCATAGCGGAACCTCTACGGATCGGTCAACGCGACCGAGAAAGTAGCTCATAAGACTACAAACTCGGAATCCAGTGCGAGCACTGAATTCATTAAGCGCGTTGATAGCGGCATAAGAGTCTTGCAAGTTATCAAGCTTGTGGATATAACATCCGCGTATGTTCCTACCAGAAAGGTAGTCACATCCGCAAGACTCCCGGAACGGTCCTTCGAAGAAGGACTTACTGGAGTTTATGACAAAACCAAGGAGAGAGAGAATCCTCTCAACGCGCACTTGAGCGCGCTGGTCGATGATAAGATCATCACCAAACACTCCGAAGTTCACGTAATCACCCTTAAGGAAAGGGAGATCACATGTCATATACGCAGCTTTAACGGCGGAAGCAAATATAGCCGTCTCAAGTGGGAAGGTAAAACCATTACCCATAGAGGCGATCATATGTAGTTCCACAACCTCTCCCTTTAAGGAGGTCACGGGAGATCGAAGGATCTCCAGATACGCAACGATGTCCTTAGGCAACAGCGCGCGCACCATACGCAACGAGATGGTATCGGAGGCAGACTCAAGGTCAATAGTAGACCAAGTACCTGACAACGACCCCTCTCGGGCCAAAACCCGATTCACATCAGGCTGATTCCCTAGATCGATTCCGAAATAGGATCTCAGACGAGATGTTAATATCTCACCTAGCCCAAGCTGATAAAACATATTCAGCGTGGGCTCGGTACAGATAGTACGGGAGATGCGTTCGTTCTTCGGCACGAAGCTCAGATTGCTACCCTTGACAATGCTAGGAAAGCCATAATTGGCCTCTCGGGTTAATTCCCCTGAGGACCATTCTGGCCAACGCCTAACATTGCTCCGATAGTGATCTATCAGAGTGCGAGATGTTGCGGTGAGATTTGAGGAGAACATCTTAGAATAGAAGTCCCCCCCAGTTGCTGCCAGCGAAGCTCCCGGACCGCACCTTCCCTTAAGGAAGATGTCATCCAAAGAACCAACTAGCGGCATACCTTCCGGATTGAAGAACTCATAAAGCACCTGTTGAAAGGTGCCAACGAGGGCTTCATCAAGAGAGGTATTACACCTATCCGTCCAGTTTTCCGAGAGCGAATTGCTCGACAGAAACTTAGCAAGGCACGATCTATCCTGATTGCTCGTATCTTTAGGAAGGAACTTCTTATCGATACTATGAGCAAGTTGATAGGCGCACCAATCGCTATAACGGAAGTCCGGTAACGGGCCAGCCAACTCTTTGAAATAAGAGTAAGGCCTACCTGTAGCCGACGCAATGTCTTGGTCAAGAGCGGAGTAAAGAGCAATAGGGAGATTTCCCATACTGTCCATCCTTTTAACATACCCTGGTATGAAAACCAGAAAGGACCTTACGGCCCTCCACGGAGGGGTCTACTTAACTGCAATCCTCTTCAAGAAGACTGAAATCTTGTAGAAAACCCCACCAATGCGCAGAAGCACATTGATAGCTACGCTGACCATGGCGACCCTTACGGGACACCATTGACCATCGTATCTCCTAAACCGCCCGTGATTTGGGTAAAAACCCCAGTCAAGAGCGACACAGCACCACGAACGTTTGGGGAGTCGAAAGAATCGGCACCCGCAGGAACGTCGAAGTAGCACCGTATCAGCATAACTTCCGGTTGCTGATTAGCGGCACAGTTAACGCCCTTTCGGACGATAACACTGTGTGTGTTTTTCGGAATGTTCCCGTACCGCAGAGTGATCGGATTAACCGGAGGCAGTGGCTTCAAGACCGCTGCACGGCTAAGCGTAACACTAAACGGATCGGACACAGCATGGAAGCGGAGGCTAGCAAACGTACCGCTATTCAAAGCGGACACGATATACTGGCGACCGTTGATTGTAGGGGCTACGTCTGTTACAAGAGTGTAAATAGGCGCAGTTGACCCTGTCTGAACGCCCCCTGTTACAGGGGAAGTCACTGTTAGTGACATATGTAAGGACTCCGTTAAAATGGAACAATGCTACGGTGTTGATAAGCAAGAGCAGAGATGTTAGCCCATATATTCGCGTAAGTAGGAATATGAAAATTCAAACTAGGCACGAGAGATGGGAATTCAACTCTGTCAAACTTATTCACAGTAGCAACGGTTTTGCCAGCGCTGACGTAACTCGAAATATAGCTGGGATCGGACTTGTTGGTACCGTCACTAATCACTTCGGCGACAAAAAATCGCCTAGCGACGTGAGAGGCACCCCAATATCTTAGCCTAGCAGTATTAAAAGATACGGCCTCAACAATATTGCCGATATTTGCAAAATAGTCGGCAAGAAAGGAGTAGGGAATTAGCTCCACTATCGTAGGTAAGAACTGATCAAGGTTCAAACCGAAGGCGTCGAGATTAAATTGAGTTCCCGAACCTTCTGCTAGCAATGCACCGTAGTAATAAGCCTCAAACTCGTCATAGAGTGACTGACGGTAATTAACCACCAGAGCACCCTGTGTGAGCTGAGACAAACCCGGAGCACTAAAGTCGACACGATCCTTCCCAAAACCACGGATAGTATCCATGGACTGGTGGGATGTCACGACCTTTGCTAACGCTTCACCCGCGGACTTAGCGTCCGAAAGTAGAGGTTTTATCGCATACGACAATTCAAGCCATTGGCTAGTTAGATAGTCTAGCTTAGTCTTCTCACGGGCCCTTTTGAAACCTGGCTTAGCTTTCTTTAGCTTAGACAGGTAGGATCCGCAAAGACTTCGTATCCCATCTAACGGATGCCGAATAGTATGAATAGTTTCACGAAGCTCACCCAGGAAGACACCACCCTGAAGGGAGGTGACCATACTGTTTGCTTTCTTCACGAAACTGCTCTTAGCGCTGTTATCGGCATTAGAACTACTGCCGGGCAGTGTTGGGCTAGGAACCCTCACCTGACCGACAATCTCATCTTGCCACGTGCCTTCACCGTGCCAGAATGGGTTAGCCCACCTGGAAGCAGAGGCACTAAACGAGGAAGCAACATGGCGAAGAGACTGTGTATTCACAGCATTCGTCGCGTTACCTCCATGTTTTATAATCTCACGAAAGCCTGGTAGATCACCACCGACAGTAGAATCTGTCCATTGGTAATCCGTTGCGATGGTCGATTCAACGGACTGCGGAAGGATACGTTGCCCAAAGGCATCGAATCCACCAGTAGAGCGAGAACGCCCAACGTAACTCAGTCGAAAAACGACTGGCCAGCTTTTGTTAGACATATGGAGCACCAAGATGATTTTAAGAAACTAATGCCTAGAAGAAGACAGGTAGTAGCCTTATGAACTACTATCCACCCCATCGTCGAGGGACTCAAAACCTTCGCCGATGTCATCACCTAAAATCAAATCATCGACCGTGAAGCCTAAGCACTCCAGCAGACCTTTGAGACCTTTAAAATTAGTGTCAAAGCTGTCACTAAAATTATCGGAAACATAGGGAACTGCAGGAAGCGTAAAGACAACATTGGTTTTCGAGTTGATTACGGTGACAACCATACACTTATCCGGATAAGTACCACACGTCACGATAGAGACTAAAGAAAGGTCTTTAAAGCGATGCATGGTACCTCCAGGTGTGTACGTAGG